AAGACATCGTTTGTAAAACCATCCTTTAATAATTCATATGTTTTAGGATCGTCCATATTGCCTGTAACAAGTCCTTCAAGAGACACTCCGGCATTATAGGTTGAATTACATATCTTCATTATTGATTGGAGTTTAGACAATTCTTTTGTTGCCAGCACATCGTTCTTCAACAATCCCTGATCATCCAGTGACCCGCCATCAAATTCAGATATTAGAACACCGTCAATCTTTTTTATAGGAGTATAATCAAAACACTCCATATCTTTTCCGTTTCTATAATCAGGAGTAACCAATAGGGCTGAGGCGTGAATAGAAGAAGATCTTGGAGAGTTCATCAACGTCCTTATGTCTTCTATCACTTGTGGAAAATCCATAATAAAACCCTTAACTCTAGGGTTTACGGCAGCCATCTTAAATAAGTCGGTCCAAGTCATTTTATCATCATCAAATATTTTGGTGATGTATTTAACCGTACTTACAGGAACTCGGTATATTCTGGATACATCGGTGATAGCTGCTTTTATTTTCAAAGTAGTAAAGGTGCCGGCAGAAAATACCCTTTGCTTTCCATCATGATTATATCTGGTTTCAATATATTTCTTTACATCTTGCCGTCTATCTGATTGGAAGTCGACATCCACATCCGGCAATGATCCAGACTCACCTTGTAAATAACCACTGTCAACATACATATCTAGTACATTGACAGGGTTATTTGATGTTTTTTGTTTAACGCTTACTACTTTCATAACGCCAAGGTTTCTTCGATTTTACCGTATTTGTTATTAGCTTTTTTGTACTTTTCTTCAAAGTCAAGCAAAGGTTGGTCTGGAATAATCATATCTTTTTTTATAAACGAATCAGAAACAATACCTTCCAAAGATCTGCATCTACTTAAAGCAACGTATAGTTGGCCCGGACAAAATGCGTGCGACATATGTAACGAAACTTTATTAAACGTAAGACCCTGGCTTTTATGGATGGTAATAGCCCAAGCCAATGTTACTGGAAATTGGACACAACTTCCAATCTCTTCTTTAGTTATTTCTCCGCGTACAGACGAATATTTAAAATTACTCCATTTACATCTGGACACATTCACCAATTTGCCGTTATCTAATTTAAGTAATATTTCAGAAGGCTTTATCTCCATTATTACCCCAAGTGTTCCGTTAGAATACTGTTTTGCTGGATCATTTACAAGTGTCATTACCTTTGCGCCTTTACGAATAGAAAGAACTAAATCGCATGGAGCAGCATTTTTAGGAAAATCTCCAGTAACATTTGCTTTAAATACATCGGTAGGAACACCAAGCTTTTCTGAATTTATAGCTTCAACATCTCTTTTATAGGTGCATATATGAACGTATTCATTGTCAAAATCTTGACTTATTTTACGATCACGCGCCTCATCCAATATTTCTAACTGATCTCTGGAAACATTATATTCCCTTATACTGTTTAATATGGAAATAAAATTTGGATCCGATTGTCTGAATATGTGAGTTAATTCAATTACATTAAAAAATGATTGATATTTAAACACCCAAGAGTTGAAGAAATAAGTATTCGTATAGAAAGCGTCCAGTATAGCCTTATCTTCAGATTTAACTACTGGAGGTAATTGAAATAAATCTCCAAACATTACTAGTTGCATTCCACCAAAAGCAAGACTTGATCTTCTTATTATTTGAAGTTTTTTGTCAACATAATCGAGTAGATCTGATCTTACCATACTTATCTCGTCAATTATCAAAGTGTCTAAATCTCTTAGAAGATCTATTTTTTCTTTCTTCATTCGTATCTCCTCAATTTTACCGGTAGGAGGTATCGGTCCGAATGGAATATTTAATAAACTGAACAACGTAACTCCACCAGCATTTATAGCTGATATGCCGGTAGGTGCTGCGACTACACATTTCTTATTTGTATGCTCCATCAAATACTTCAAAAGAGTGGTCTTTCCAGTACCAGCCTTTCCAGTAATAAATACATGTTCCTTAGTATTACACACTATATCTAAGGCTTTGTTCATCTCTCTTGTTAATTCTAGTTCCATATTAAATTTCATTTAAAGTAAATAGTACATCTCTGTTATCAAATAAAATATCATCATCTTCTTTTAACTCACTAGCTTCAATTTCTAGTGGTTCTTCAACTCCATCTCTATTAACTAATAAGATGGCATCATTAGCTATCTTGTATTTTTTATTATTTGACAAGGTAACTTCTGTATATTCTTTAACTTCAATATCTTCTCCAACAATAGTTGTTTTTGATGGATACAATCCAGCACGTTCCGGAAGAAGAAATCTTTCAAAAATTAAATCGTATTTTATTGGATCTATTAACGTTATACCTAAAAGATATAACACAAGACAACCACCGGCAGATCCACGCCCTGAACCGACAAGTATATCGTTAGCGCGTGCCCAATTGACAGTATCATATTGAACAAGCATATAATCCAGATTATTAGTGGATTCAAGAACATATATTTCATAATCTAACCTTTTTTTATATATTTCCTCTTTTCCTTTTGGAACGAGTTTTTTAAATCCATCATCTAACAACTGGAGAAACATACTGTGTTGATCTCCGTATTTTTCTATTTCTTCCGGTGTCATGTCGTATGCTGGCATGAAGTTGTGCTCAGTATCAAAACTAGCCTTAGCACCATTTAAAATAGAAACCGTATTATCACAAGCCATTTCAAAAATACTATTAACATCATGTTTTGAATGGTCAAATAACCCATCTAGCAAATCATACTGCTCATCCAAATCTTTGAAATATTGCCCAAGACTTTGTTCATGAGACGCACCTGAAGCGATTTTGTTAAGTATTACTTTGTTTCTTGAATCGTCTTTATCCAAATAATAACAATCTGTTATCAATATTGGAGAAACATCAATGTCTTCATTATCAAAATAATACTTAGTCGCTTCAAGTACTTTTATGTCTATTCTTTCTGATTTGTATTCAGTTAAATCTAATTGATAAAAACAATCAATAAATTTATCATAAAACAAATCAATATTTTCTCCAAGTGACTTAAGCCAATATGAAGAATATTTGTCGAACACTATCACATTACCCGGACCATATTTAAGCAAATCCTGAATGTCTATTGTTTTATCTTGCGAATCAACATTTATTGCTTTTTGAATCCTGAGTAAGTTTTGCAATCCGTCTTGTGATTGCACGTATATTTTTGCTCCTACTTTATTTTCTCCGTCTGTAAATATAAGAGAGTATCCAAATATAGGGGTTACTCCAGATTTTTTGCATTCTTTCTGCAATATTAAATGTGATGCCATTGTATTGTAATCACACACTCCTATTCCAGATTCTCCTAAATACTTAGCCTTTTTAATCCAATCGCCTATAGAAAAACTACCATTCAACAGTTCAAATTGTGAATGTATTCCCAGATTTACAAACTCTCTGGAATGTTTTAGTGATGGCGTTTTGCCAACGTATTTAAGTATGTTGAATTCAAACTCCTCGCGAAGATCGTAATAATAAAAGTTATCTCCAAATTTAAACGCAATATAATTTATATCTTCTTTCATTAATGAAGAAGTACTCTCCATAGAATTGAACTTAACTTCTTCATTTTCATCAATTCTAAATATAGAATGTAGTGAGTCAGTATCTTCATAAAAAACTTTTCCAAAGTCCTCTATCTCAAATACTTCATTATCTATTACGTGATATTGTATTTTATTATTGTTCAACCACGCTAAAAGTTCTTCGTTCATAATTGAATTTTATTTAATTTATATTCCCTTGGTGTTTTTATGTTTAAAGAAAAAGTATCGTACGCTTCCCAGAAATCCATATCATCAAAATCATGACTGGAGTCTTGAATATCTGCTATATATACGTCAAAATAATCATTTAGTTGATCTGCTGTTTTGTTTATAGCGTTCACGGCATCTCCATCGTAGCCTATGACCACCGTACGTACACCTTTAGACTGTATCTTGTATATTTGTATGTCAGATATTTTCTTTCCAAATGTGGCCACTACAGCTATCCTGTGGTTGTTGTACAAATTGAACTTTCTTATAAGAGACATGCAAGTAAATATTCCCTCAACTATTATAACTGTGTCGGTTTCATTTTCTATTATTGAATCGTAATTATACAACAGCTTTACAAATTCATTTACTTCATTACTATTTTTATACCTGGGTACTTGATATTTCCCAAGTATTTTCATTTTGTGATTATATTTCTCAATCTCTTCTTTGGACCATATATGTCTACCAATATAACCCACACATTCTCCAGCATCAATTATCTGAAATAAAACATAGTCGTCAAATTTAAAGTTTAATCCTCTAGTGGTTCCTACTGGAAATTTTAAATAATCTATTGGAGTAAATCCACGGCTCTTCAAATAAGCGTTTTTGCGAACAGTTTTGAATCCTTCAGGCATCTCCACAATCTCCAAAGAATCATCTATCTCATTTGCTTTATCTAAAAAATCTAGCGGAGTAGAGGAATTCATTTCAGCAAAGTCAACAATCTCTTCAGGGATAAGGTCTGTTCTATTTATATCCCTGAGTAGTTGTTCTATATCTCTCACAGATTTTCCACAAGAGAAACAGTGAGACATAAATGGTTTTTTCTTTTCGGTTGGAGGTCCGATATATATACCAAATTTACCCCCCTCATGTCCGCAATACGGGCATATAGGAACCACCAAATTCTTTCTTCCGCCATCAATAGTGGCATCTAATTCGATAGTTAATTCAGATATTAAAGACTCTGACTCTTCTTTATTAAGTTTCATTATGCGGCTGATTTTCTAACAATAAGTCTTATTGATCTTCGCCTATCATAGAAAGCTTCATGGTCATAATCGGTAGCTATTTTAAATGTAGGTTCACCACGTTTAAAGAACCTAGCTTTCGCGATATGAATTCTCATAACATTCTCCTTTCTTTCGTTGTCACTTTGATTAAGTGTTATAAGATGGGTTACCGGTCTTGACAATCCTTTTGATTCAGACATATTGTATTCGGTTAATACATTCGTTTCATCATTAAGCCATTCTCTGTTTTCAATAGTTGTTTGGTAAGTAACAACAACCCAAGCATTTATCTCTTCAGCTAACTTCTTTAAATCCTGTGCGACAGCTATTCTTTTAAGCCTTTCTCCTTTTTCACTCCACTTTCTACCACTTGAATCAGTACACAAATCCCCAGAATCAATTATTATAATACTGGGGTATTCTCCATATACCTTGTGATATTTTTCTATTTCATTCTTGATATTACTTGTTGGTACGTCTCCAGTAAAAGCCTTATAAGCCTTAACCTTTATGCTCCCAGCCATCTTTTTTATGATTCCTATAGAATGATCCATTTCATCATTAGACAAATCGCCAGTTTCATATTGGTAAGATGTGCATCCAACTAATGAAGCCGAATAAGCATCAAGTACCTCTTTTTGCTTACCCTCTAACTGGAAATGGAGAACATTTAATCCATCCTCAAATGCTGCACACTTGCCTATCCATCTAGCTATATGTGATTTACCAACTCCAGTAGAAGCAGCTAGATAAGTAAGTTGACCCCTCAAATCTCTGCCTTTATTTAAAGCATCCAACTGATCTATATAAAATCTAGTAACCGGTGGAAGTTTAGAATTTCCAGAACATGCTTCTTTATTTTTAGCATATCTGGAAGAAAACGTCTCGGCTACGTCCGTAAAGTCTGTTTTAGAAAATCCAAAATTTGATTTCCATTCACTAAAATCATCAAAGACTTTCATGGCTTCTTCTTCTTTCTTTTGAGCCTGGAACTCTCCCATTTCTTTTAGTGCTTGATGAAACTTTACTTGTTTAATATATTCTTCAAATTGCTCTAAGATAATTTCAGGCTCTACATCTGTTGAATAATCTCTTATGTCGTCCAATAAAGAGCTAACCCCTCTATTTGTGGAAACCATTTGAGACATTACATTTGGTGTAGGAGCCATTCCATGCTCTTTGTAGAATTTTGAAATATAATTTTGTAAAGAAATAAAATCCCTGTCCGGAAGGTAAGAAGTTTCCATATAAGAGCACATAATACTGCAAACATTATCATGTTCCATGCAGCACCGGTATAGCTCATAAAGGAAGTCTTCAGTTAATAAATTAGCATTATTTTTCATGTTCTGCTCTTTCAAGTCTAATTCTATATAATTCTGGAAAGGTTTCTCTCGTCATTTCCTTGCATTTATCAACATTATTGCATTTGTTACAGGTAGGAGAAAAAGGACTCCACCCTAATGTAGATGTCGAACAAAGAAAATAACCCGTTGGAGAATTGAAGAATCTATTTTTAGCAACCTCTTCAGATTTCATGTAAATATATTCTTCTAGTGGGTGAGTGGCAGCTTTTTCTATTAAACTCAATAAAGAAGATCTAGTTAAATCAAATGATTGTAACCATTTGTCTTCAATATAGGATTTGCCCTTTGAAGACATTTCGGTGTATTTTTTGATAGCCGTATCTCCGAATGACGAAATTGATAATTGTTGTTGCCATTCGGAGTTTTGGTTTTTATGTGCCTGGAAGATACAATAATCCACCATTCTTGAATTATTCATTTCTCCGCCACATATAACTGAAAACTTATTTACAAATTTGGATAATTGCTCTATCGCCTTTCCTCTTTCTGGGAATTTGAATTTGGGGTCTATAGTAGTTTTAACTATCTTGGAATAAACCTTAACAATATCCTTAATCTGTCTTTTTGTTTCCATATCTATCTATCTCTTCTTTAAGTTTTTGTCGGGCCAAGAATAGCCTGCTTTTAATAGTGTCGACATTATTCTTTTTAATATTTCCGGATTTATACTCAATATCTGCAATTTCTTTTAGTTTGAATCCGGCTTGTTGAAGTAATATGGCTGATTTGTAAGGTTGTTCAAGTTTATCTATCGCTTTCAAAACATTATCTGTATAGAATTCCTTATAATTATCAACAGAAAAGACATTTTCCCCAAGCGAGGATTCGTCAATCAATGTTCCGAATCCTTCGCCTAGATCATCCAATCTTCCCTGCAACATACCAAGCCGCTTTTCTTTTAAATTAAGCTGATATACGCAATGTTTTGTTACAATATGTAACCATGCTTGAATAGGTCTTTCTGGATTATAAGTTCTTATATACTTGTACAAGTTTATTAGAACTTCCTGGAAGTTATCTTCCACATCTTTCGGATCATCCGTATAATTACTACAAACTTTAAAAACCAACCCCATATTAGGAGTCACATACCTCTCGAATAAGTCGCGCATTACTGCCGCATCTTCGTCACTTATTTCTCTGCCTTTTTTTCGTGATACCATGCTTCTCGTACATTATCTTTAAATAACTGATAAGCTTTTGGCATCATATGGTTTTTCGCGCAATACTGCATCCAGCGACCATTTCTGTTTGTGAATTCATCCCTCACTTCTTGATCTGAGGGTTTGTTTTTTTGACCTAAGAAGTCGTAAAAACCAGTTAATAATCTGGTAAGAGTACTTGAAAACTCTTCTTTTTTACGATTCTCAATTCTTCTTTGTTTTCGTGTTTTTGGAAGGTCTGCTTCCTGTGTAGGAATAGGTCTTTCTCTAAAATCACGTCTTTGTAAGTATTCCATGCTATTCTAATTTATAGATTCTTTTGTAATACATAAAAATATGTGTTGCATCTGCCATATTATCATCGTTTCCTGGATCAATATGCCACCTTGTTCGGCAATAATCCATCATCATTTGTTTATCTGCGTGGCCATCTCCAGTAGCCCATTTTTTTACAGATACAACATTTACAAACGCTGGATGAGGCATACCAAGTTCTGCACATACAAGAAAAAGAATGCCCCTAAATTCACATAACTTTCTCATGTCTATAAAATGATTGTTTACATTTACATCTTCTGCAACTATCATCTTTATATTGTTCAGTGTGCAATAACTTTTTAACTTGTTGTAAAAACTTAAGTGGCAGCTTTCTTCATGTATACCTTTTTTAGAAAAGTCCCAAGTTCCAGCAGAATGTTTAGAGTAATACCCACAATGAGTGGCTATATCTAATGACAATAAATTATCACCAGTTATTCCAAGGTCGTTGTATGGTATTTTTTCTTCAATTTTCTTCATTATTCTTCAATTTTTGAAATTCCATTTGTTTTTCTTATCATGGTCCGATAAGGATAATTTTCAGCTATATCCATCTGAGAGATCATTAATACAGTTATTCCTAGAGTATCTGTTGCAACTGCCATTGATTCTATGCCGGATTCATCTGAAACCCCTAATATATCGTCTACAATCAACAAATCAAGCCCCTTATCGGTATCACAATTCTCATTAGTTAATTGATGCATAGCTAGTATATTAGCCATATTAACTCTTACTTTTTCACCTTCTGAGAACTTTCCAAAAGATCCACAATCAACCCCATCTCTAAGCAATGAAATAGAAATCTTATCTCTTATTTTTCCAGACTTAAGGACCGTGTACCCGGAAAAACTGATTCGTATATCACTACCAATCTTTTCTAAAAACTTATTGGTAATATCTGAAAGAGAGTCAATCTTTTTATTCGCTAAATAAGTTTTAAAGTCAACGTATAAGGCTTCTTGTGCCTTAAATCCTTCAACTTTTTCAGCTACTTCCTCTTGATTTTTAACTATATTAGAATAATCTTTTTTGTATTGTTCCAGAGATTTTTTTAAACCACCAAGAGTAGTACTATCTACCACTGGTTTATTTAAATTTTCAATAGCCTCCTCATATGAAGCTATACTTCCTTCGCAAACTGAAATATTACTCTTGCAAGTTTTATTCTTAGCTTCATAAAAACTAGTTGCATCATCCACTATTTGATAGGCCTCATCGAACATTTTACCACGGATTCCAGATATGAAAGAATTTATACTTTCTATATTTGAATTAATAGTATCAAGCTCGCGTGACAAAGATAAGTAATTATTGTTTAAATTGGATACATTGGTGGATAATTCTGTGATTTTGTTTGCTAAAGAGTTTTTTTCATTTAAAAGAGCTGCCTTTGAAGCTTCCGTTTCTTGAACGGAAGAATTAGCTTTTTCAATATTAGTTTTGCTTTTACTAATCTGTGAATCAATAAGTTCTACTTCTTTTTTATAACTTTCAAGATTCAATTTTTCTTCTTCAACATCTACATTATCATTCAATACAAACTCATGCTTACACTTCGGGCACACAATAACTCCGGCCAAAACATTGATAGCCGAAGCCACTTTACTTTCAGATACTCTTTTCTTTGCTTCATAATCACTCTTTTCTTTATTTAGTGCAGTTATTTTATTATTTATCTCATAGAGCTTTTCAGCAACCTTCCCAAGTTTCTGAGGAAAATCTTCTTTATATTTTTCATAATTAGAAACAAGATTCTCGTAATCTTTTTTAGCTCTACTCAATTCTGAATTTTTACCGGAAGTGTTTATTGATTGAACATCTAATTTTACCTTCAATACAGTGAGTTCGCATTGTTTTGAAGAAATTTCAGATAAGTAGTCTTTTATCTCATTGATCTTTGCAGTTTTAAGTGCTTCATTTATCTTATGGAACACCTCCTCAGTTTTAAGCTCTGAATTATCTTCAAGCTTCTCTAACTCTTCCTCGGCAATGTCTATACCACCAAGAAGATTTTCATTAAAGGATATGTTATCTTTATTCAGCCTTATACTACCTCTTTCATCGGATATTTTAGTTTTTAATTCTAAAATTTTTGACGGCTTGTTAGAAAACGCAATTTTTTCGTTCTCTTCAGCAAGTGATATTTGTTCCTCAATAGCTGAAACCTTTCCTGAATATTTTGAAGTTTTCTCTTCGGCTTCATGTAACATATCAACAACTGGATCCATATCTACATGAAGAAGTTCAATAGCTTCATCAATTTTGTTTCCATTACTGAAATTATTGATAATGTCTTTTTTACCACTATCTGAAGCCTTTAAAAAACTCTTGAATTTGTTTTGAGATAAGATGTAGTTATGGAATATATCATCCTTGGTAAGTCCGAGTGTGTCTAATATAAATTTATTATATTCATCAACACTAGATTTAATTATTGGCTCTGGGTCGTTTCCTTCATTCCCAATATAACACTTAACAACGGAAGACTTCTTTCTTTCAAAAAATCTCTCAATAACAAGAATTTGGTTTATAGAAGGATTTTCATATTCTAAACGAACAGTTGCATCATTAAAACTGTCATTAATTATTTCTTCAGCATTAGCATCTCTTAGGATCTCTCCAGTGGTTCCTACTGAAATACATTCTATAAGAGCCGATTTACCAGATCCATTTGACTTCTGAGAGTCGTTATCATCATTGTGACCGAATATCAATGTACAGTGACCTTGATTGATATAATATTCCAGTTTTTTAAACGCGCATACATTTTCTGCGCTTACTTTTCGTAATCCCCACATTGTTATATAGCTTTAATTTGATCAATATATTTGATTCCAAAATCAATATCCTTAATGGATTTATCAGAACAGAACTTTACATATTCTTTTTTAATACCGTCTCTATCAAATTTAAATCCCATATCCAAAGATTTGATCTCAGCCTTTCTGGAAGCCGTAATGATTTCTACCTTGGAAGCTCCAGCATCAATAATCTTTTGTTTATCAATCGCAAGTACCTCATTATCGCTACAGTTAACACGAATACGAGTTTTGTATTTCCCAGAAGCATTGTATTCTCCAAGTAAATCGAACAACTTACCATTAATTTGATCAGATTCAACTTCAATAGTCTGGTACCTGGTATTCACTTCATTTTTGATAAATTTTTGAGACCCATCTTCATATACTATCGTGTACCCCTTTTCTTCGTCTTCTCCAAAAGAATGTTGACGAGAAGCCCCAATATACTGAACATTTGTATTGGGAATCTTTTTGCGATCATGATAATGGCCCACAAGAACATATTTGAAGTCTTTAACTACTTCTGCTGGCAACTCATGTGGTGCCGGTGTAATTAACCCTCCAGCTACTCCTTCATGAATATAAAGTATATCTGATCCAGCATTATGTTCTTTCCCTTCAGATTCCAATAATTCAGCAATCCTATCAGGGAAGCTTCCATTTTCTGGAAAGTAACTCATTACATAAAAATTGAATTGAGGATATTCTAGTAGCATCCAATCATCAACAACATCAACATCTTGATATTCACTAAATAAATGGCTATACCCTATAACCGATTCTAAGTCCTCTTTACAATGATTACCTTCTGCAATGGTAAGATGTATTCCCTTTTTTGTAGTGTTTAAAATACACGTCCTTACAGCCATTAAAACACCTAAGGATTGCCCAGCGCGAGATGTCCATATATCTCCGCCAATAACTAGATCTAAAATTTTATGTTCTTCGCATATATCCAATGCTTCATTCCAATTCTTGACAAAATCACTTATTTTATCAGTTGAAATGTGCATATCATTCATTAAAAGTATTTTTGCTTCCATATTTTTTGGTTAAAAAATGGGGTACAGAACATTCCATACCCCAAATAAATAACAATCTCTATAATTAACGTGGTCTTCTTGCGCGTCTTCTTTCAGATGGAACTTCGTGAGTTTCAGAAGCTGTTGCTGCTGGAGCATCATCTGACTCCTCATCGGCTACCTTTTCTTGTACTGGAGCTTCTCTTCTAGCTCTACGGTCTCTTACTGATTGTCTCTCAGTGTCTTCACCTTCGTCTTTTTTGTCCTCAACTTTAGGAGGATCCTCAACCTTAGGCTCTTCTTTTGGAACTTCTTTTTTTACTGGAGGCTCTTTTGCTGGAATGACGTCTTTATCACTCGGCTTGTCTCCATCATCACCGTTTATTTCGGCAAGTTCATCGTCAATCGCTAACAGCAATTCTTTGTTAGACTTTCCTCTTGTTCTGGTAGTGAGCTTGTTGTCTTCGATGAAGTCCATAATGTCTTCACGGAATTTTAATCCCTCTTCAGATTTGTCACTAATCTCGTTTTTGACAAGATCGTCATACGAGTCCCACAAATCATCAATTGTCATTGCATCACTGGCATCGCCCCCACCTTCAGTATCTTTCTTATCGGTTGAAAAATGAGACTTATCATCTGCCGGAAGTTCCAGGCTGATTTTCTCAATAACTTCCTTTATTTCAGGAGAACTCATAACGTCAATGTTGAGTTTTTCTTCAAACTGCTTCAAGAAAGTTATTGTAGCTTCCAAATGAAATCTTGTATAACGATAAATCACATCTGGGATACGTGGCATCTTAAGCAATGAACTCAATTGATCCTGAGTAATTTCTGTAATATCGCGATCAATATCGAACAAGTATTTTGTCTTTTTGTTTTCTGTCTTCTTGGTTATTAAGACACAATTTGCCTGTATTGAAGAAATAGGGCATGGGGAGATGTTTCTATCCTTTTTAAGATTCTTCTCCCAAAGTTTGATTTTTCTTTCTTCAAGCTCTTTGTATTGAGAATAAGAAAGTTCAAGTAGTTCCCAGCCATCTTTCAAGTTGTCCATATCGAGAACATACATTACGCGCTGAGAATCCCACTTAAGACCTCCATCATATCCGGACCCTTCGATCTTCTTAATAACGGCTTGATCATTTGCATATTTTGAAGAAGCAACTGAAACAAACGAATCAATAAGATCCACCGAAATATTTGCATATTTTGCATTAGGAACCTTTACGTTGAAATCTTTTGCTTTCCCATCTTTACCAACTGAAGATATTTTCAAGAATTTACTCTTGATTGGGTATTCGTACGACTTCCTATCAGCCGGCACCCATTTGCCGTCTTTTTTTACTGGAGCGTTTGGCCCTATTCGTACCGTATAATCTCCTGTTTTTGACATATTGAAGAATGGTACCTTTGTAAAACCAACTTCTTCTGAAGCTTTTTGAACCGCTTCTTCGTATGTCTCATGCACACTCTCGAAAATCTCTAAGACATTTAATTCTTCTTCATCTACTTTTTCCATGTTAATAAAATATTAATTGTTATTTAATCTAATACATCTTTCCATTGTTCTGAATACGCACCAGCATATAAAGCTTTTGCTTCTGGAGATGAGATATTTTCGCGGGTTAACACTTTAATACCCCATTCGCTTAATGCATAATTTATGATCTGTTCAGTAACCCTACTAAGAACTTGTTGTTTTTCTCCTTTAAGATTAAAGTAAGAATATTCGCCATTCTCTCCTGAAATCTTTACATAATAGATTGGAGCAAACATTTCTTCAAAATATCTATATAAAGCATCTACATCTGGATGTTCAGGTAATTCTTTTGAAATTGCCTTAAGTACTATTCCAAATAAATATTTCAATTGATTCAACGCTTTATTTTTCTGTTGATCAAATATCAATATTGAATAATCTCCATCCGGCAACGCATTTAAAGCACCGTTAAGACTTTCTTGGTGAATTTCATCACCGAACTTTATTATTTTTATTTCCGCTTTCAGCATTGTTTTTGTTTATAATGGTTTTGCAAATTTAGTTGTTGACATTTTGATATGCAAGTATTTTTGGAATTATTTTTAAAAAATTTTTTAAGTAACTAGTTATAATTAAGTTACAAAACTAAAATTATTGACCAAACTTATGGTTATTCCAAAAACTACTTGTTATATCAATCAATTTTGGCTTTTGCATATAACCATTTGGGTGAGTAACTTTGAATAATTTTTGATTGGTTTTTGGATTATTTAGTGGTCCAAATTCTGGAATATATGGGCCTATTTTTATATAATCAAAGAAACAATATATCACATCTAGGTATATCTCAGACCTACCAGAATACCATCCTACACGAATATCTGGAAAACGAGCATATAAATATCCAGCAAATAAATTAATGTACTGAGGCTGAGAGTCTCCCCCCATAAAACATACAGCCGTAATTCCATCATTATTTCTTATCAAATCCTCTAATTTTTCATATGTCAAATCTTCCCCTATATCTTCTTGGAGAAAAGAGCTGTGGCACCCAACACATTTGTTTGGGCACCCAGCTATATTTATCGCCAAGGTAACTTCATTTGGAAGTTCTTGGAAGACAATACTACTATTTGTAAACTTTAGCATAATATCTCTTTCCGGCTTCTTTTTGTCTTGCTATTGAAAAGCTGCTTACCCGCTTCATATAACCTATGACACGAGTAAGATAGTCTATATTTTTACTATGGCATTCTGGGCATTCATGTAAATAGCGTTTATCAATATGTCCGCAGTCATTACAAACTGTATTTGGAATATTAAAAGTAAAGTAATTACACCCTTCATTAGCTGCTACCTTAAGCAAGTTTCTGTACTGATCTTTGGTAAGGTGTTCTTCGAGATTCATATGTAGTGCGGATCCCCCAGTAAGATGTTCGATATATCTTTTACCATGAAGCTTAAACTTATCCAAAACACTAAGAGAATCATCTTCAACGGCGTAAAAATAGCTATTGTAACAATCTCTATTAACCAAATAACCGTCTTCCTTGTCCCATTTTGCATGCTTAACTCCAACATTTTCTGCTGGAATCATCTCGCAATTGAACATGGTTTCTTTTGTTTTGTATTTTTTGTTTAGTTTTTCAACAATTCCAAGTATTATTCCAACAAAATCTTGATACTGTTTACAGTCCTTAATTGCTATTCCTAGAAACTCTGCCGCCTCTACTATTCCATTTACGCCAATTGTAAGATATTGTCTATCAATATTTATGTATCCAGCATCAAATAACGGAAGCATTCCACGTTCCTTAAAGTGTTTTAAGTTTTCATTGTATGCATTCTGGGCCTTATGGCATAACTCGGCTACCCTTTCAAAATATTCATAAATATCTTGCTCGTGCTTGTAAGCATATTGAATGCATCTATTCACATTAATAGTAAGAACGCTCTTTGAACCGGTAGAAACGCCTCCAGCACCAAGTGTATAGCTAAATCCGTTATCCTGTATTTCATTCCGGAGCCGACAGCAACTAGCTAGACTATCAGCGTTATCACTTATATAGGTAAAGAAAGAATGCCCTTCAGAATACATCTTTGCAGTAAAATCTCCATATTCTTTATCTTTTACGTCCCCATTTTCGCTAAGTAGTGCCATAGTTTCTACTGGGAAAGTTAGTATGGCTCTTGTGCGTTCTTTATTAAACCATACCATAAATCTCTTTTGTAACCAATTCAAAGAATCCCAGTCAGGCTTAGTTCCATCTGGAAAATAGAAATTGCCAAATAAACTATCAAAATAATTTTTGTCATAATAAGAAATATTCCAAAACACTGCTTGAAAATTACGAGCACCTGTAGGCTGATTGATAGAATACACAACTTGTTCAAAACAATCTGTTATCATTTTGTCTATTGTGCGTCTTTTTACAGAAATATCCACTACATCATCTATATGTTTGTAGTAATCTTTTCCATATTCAAGTCCCACAAAATGATTCATGTACATTAAGAATTCCGGTGTGGCGCACGCGCCACTTAGCATTCCAGATACCATAAATACCATGTTTATGAATCCTCCACAGAAAGATTTTAAATTAGTGGGAGCCAACGAATTTCCACCTATCGCCATTGTACCCTCATTTAACCAAGGATACATGGTAATACTCGCACAATAATTAGCTAAAGATGTTTCATCGTTTTTGTAAATAAAATGATGGTTAAGTAAATCCAAATACTTATTGGCGGTTTCTTTTCCGTAAATCTCTTTTATTTTATCGGTCAGCATTCTTCTGTTAATACTAATATACTGAGATTTAGGAAGCTCTCCAGAAAGAGTGGCTATGTTTTTGTTTTCAACATTCGCATTTGAATCGTATTTGCTTCCAGATGCCGGATTAATAGAATCACAATAACTTTCAATAAATTTTAGTCTATTTAAAACATCTCTTTCCTCTTTATGCTTTTGTCGATATAGAATAAATGATTTAGATTCCTTGTAGGCTTCACTGCACATCAAAAACCTTTCTACAAAGTCCTGAATCTCTTCAACAGAAAGTTTTTCTCTACCTATGCAATAGTTTTTTACACTATCCTTTAGCAATTCTCTAATTCTGTCCGGAAGTTGCCTTCCTACAGATAAATAAGCTTTTTCTACAGCCGCTTGGATTTTTTCGAAATTAAAGGGTTCTTTCGAACCGTCTCTTTTAATTACTACCATTTTTAATTATTTAATTGTTATATCAATACCAGATAAATTTACCATATCCACATTTTGTAGTGACAATTGAGCACACCACATAAGACGCTATCAACACTTGTTTTTCACTTGGCTGATAATGCTCAATCAATAGACTGAGCATTATACAAAGTGAGAACATAACTGGGTAAGTTATTTTGTTCTTCATAAATCGTTATTATCTTTTTACAAACCCATAAATGCAAGTTCATTTTCAAAATATTTTTTCCAAATCTTTTTTGTCATTAAAGAATATTGGTTAAGCCCATCTACATTTTGCGCAACCGAATAACGAGAATTACCCATCACACTTCTTATTTTTTGGACTATATCTTCAGAACATGTAGGATCGGCTATTCCAGATTTTGCATATGGAATTTCGGAAGATACTACAACCGGTACACCACAACTAAGAGCGTCTGCTGTAACTATGTTGTACGTTTCGCTAAAACTGCACTGAAGCAACAAATTCATATACGATAAATTGGACAAAAATTCTTTATGTCCGGACCAACTATGTTCAACCAATTCCGCATCTGGTAATTGATCAAAATAAGATCTTATATTCTTAAGTACTGGGTCAGCGTTCCCTTCAACTCTTCCTGAATTAATATGGAAGTACAATTTTTTGCCAATTGATTGTGCATATTCGTAAGCTGCTGAGGCTTGAATCAATTGATTTTTTAAAAGTCTTATTGCTCCAAAGCAGCCAATATCAATACGGTTACTCTCATTGTTGTCCCATCGTCCAGGTTCATCCCATTCTTTTACAATTGGATAATAATTTGTCAGTAAGGGGTAATAATGCGCTGTATCGAAAAGAATACATGCCGGTGCACCGATAATACCTTCACAGTATATTTTAAGCTCATGCTGCATCCTTGGGCTATTTGCGGCCACATATACATTACGTTTCCAATATTCTGCTATCCAATTCATAGCAATACCTTCTTGTGCTAAAAATGGAGTTTCTGAATGACACCTAACTGTCCATACAATATTGGGATGCAATTTTTTAAGTATATCAAATTTATCTGGAACAACCCAGAGTCCTTCGATAAATACATGAGTAGGTTTGTAATCCGCACATACTTTATCAATGTCATTGTTGTCAATAACCATAACCTGATAAGATTTAATACCCATAGAATTTAGCATATCCGACACGAATTTGCTGCTATTCCACATTCCCGTAGCCACTGAAGAATAATTACCATTCACCATTTTAGACGAATAATCTTCCCTTCTTTTCAGTATAAAAACTACCTTAAGGGGAGAAAATTTTGAATTATCTTCCGGCTTCTTCTTTGATTTAAAAAAATCCATAAACATCTTGTGTTTGTATTTAATTTAAAAATTCTTTCATCTATTGTTAGCTAAAAATTCCCTTAACTGTTGTCTAGCCATATCAGCAATAAAACTTGCATCTGGATGAGGTCTGCCCACTTTTGAATCTGAACATCTAAGTGCAAAAAACTTATCCCAATCAGAAACAAATCCAGTCATTACCAGTGGAGAGTAAATACTGAAATCCAAAACATATCTAGCATACTCTGGAGTCCATCCTTTTTTAAGTAAACTCATATAGTGATTTTCAGATTCGGAACAAGCTTGTGCCCATTCAGATACAGCAGAGTCGTCTGCCACTTTAGGAATTTCTGGAAGACCTCTAATTATACCGGGTACTATAAAAGCAATATCTCCACCAAAATTTCCCTTAGAGTAGTTGCAATACCTTGTACTTTCTCTAGCATACGAGAACGCATGATCATCTATATGCACTGGAATACATTCAAGTGGTAATTCGTCACTCATAATAGTTCTATGACGAAGAAAGCTTTCCCCAGTTATACGATCAACATGCATTAAGAAAGTGACTCTTCTTTCATGATATACAGATGGAACATTAATATTTAATTTACTTGGAGAATACACAAACTTCAACAAATGCAAACAATTGTTTTGAAACAAAACTCTCAAATTCGTAGATATGTTGTATTCATAAATTTGATATGGATCAAGCCAGCACTGCACCTTAGTATATGGGTCATTAGATAATCTATCAATTGCAGCCTTTATTCCAAAATGATCTTCCCTGTAGTCTGTATCTCTAATTTCCAAATAAACAGATCCATGTTCCAACATCGAGGTATGCCCACTCTTAGCCATGCGTTCAGCAAACTTTTCAGCAGAATCATTAGTGATGTTCTTTTCAGAATGATAACAGGTTCTTCCTGCCTTTTCAATTATTTTGTAGATACCCTCTACACCGTTTTCTTGTGGTAGTATTTCACAAGACGAATACATTACTTTCATGCTATGATTTTTAAATTTTCGATATAATGAAACAAAAGTATGGTATTGGTTTGGAATCTACAAATAATTTAACATTATATAGGTCTTAATTATTGCAAAAAGATACGAAAAGAAAGACTATCACATCTTTCCTCTCGCATCCCTGAACTTTTTCTTTCTTACGCTTATGTAATATAACTCCTGTTTTACCCCAGACACCGCCGGCTCACTGGTATGCAAACCGTTTTTTCTATAATCCCTTAAGGCTTTCCAAAATTTGATAGTCTTGAAAAACTTATCTTTTGAAATATAAGCTACCATTTCTATCAATTCGACTGAAGGCTTGTAGTCGTTCATGTTTCTGGTAGCTTCCATAATTAAACTGTATTCGATTGGGGTTTCATGTTTTAAGTGATACCCCAATCGAATTTCATCAAACCTTCTCTTCTTTCTCTTTCTCCCCATCCTCTTCTTTCGTTTCCGTGGAAGTTCTTGGGGCTGGTTCAATAACTGGTTCATCTACTTTTTTCTCCTCTTTTGGTTGTTCAACAACTTTTTCTGTTATTTTGATCTCCGGAATAATTGTTTGTTGAACAATTTTTACAGATTGAATGTTTTTCTGACTGGTGACATCTCCAGCATAATCTACTATTCTCATAACTATTTAATTTATACAAAATAAACTTGTGATATATAATGAGTATATCCATTACCTCTACGATTACTCAATACTTTTATATCTCTGGAACCTGCATCAATTTGCATTTGCATTCCGTAATTTTGGTCTCCCGAATATATTGAGGTATATTCCCAAGACAAGCCGTATGTAGGAGGGTCAATGCTTGTAGGCAAACTATATAATGTTCCGGTTGCCCCAGTATCTACAAAATTGCCCTGAACATTTACAATATTACCTATTTGCCTAACATATAACCCGGTACTTATCAATATCCATCCAGTGTCCTTTAATTTGGCCTGAGTATCAGTTGCATAAGCGGCACCTATATTTGTGCACAATGCTCTTTTCCTTGTGTCTAAATCGGTGGTATATGTTGGAGAAGAAGTATTCAATCCATTAGCAACCATATCAGCAAACAATTGAGTTTTTATTGCACAATTATTTGTCACTCCAACTAAATTAAGTGCTCCTATCTGATCACATAAAGTAGCCTTTGCGGTTGCAGCGTCTCCACCAATAGCTGTTATAAGTTGAGTAAAACCTCCAGATAGTTTTGCAAATCTATTATCAGCATCTGTTTTTGAATACACATTAGCTGAAATTGCTGCTGCATTTGATAATGAAGTTAGTGCTGCGTTTGTAGCATACGTTTGAGAAATGTCAATTCCTCCAACAGAAAATACCCCAGTGACATTTACATTATTTTGTAACACTAAATTACCGATCGAGTTATTTATGTAGAAATTTGCATCGGTAATAGAAGTATATCCAAGTGTAGCCATAGAAGACTTATCTTTATCACTGAAAAGAATATATTTCGTAAGAGTAAGATCCGTCTTAGGCAGCGTGTTGTGGTTAAGTCCAAACCCTACCGGCAATGAGCTGGAAGAATAGAATGGACTATATACTGTAGAAACACTGTTTTTTGGATCAAAGTATGCAAATGTGTTACCTTTACCATCTCCTATTTCGGTGCCTAAAAAGTACCCCGTAAGCCCGTTGTAGCCTAACATATTTATGCTAAGTTTTCCATCATCCGAGCCAACTCCAGAATTATAAATATTATTTCCAGTAACAACTATATTTCCACCCTTTATATAATTACAAAGCACATTTACGTTTACCTGGAAGTAATCCTTGGTAAGTGACGCTAACAAAACTCCATTTCTGTAAAATCCAAATGCCCCATCCACAGAAACAGTTATCTTTTGAATTACTGTATCTGAAATTTTAGATTGTATTGATAGATTCCCGGATGTATCATATGAAAAATTTAAATCGTATGTTCCGGAAGTCATGTCTATTGGAGAAACTGAAGAGATCGCACCTGAAGCTGTAATCTTTCCATTAAATGTAATGGGCTTATTTACAGACTGAGATGCAACTTGTGGGTCTAGTATTAAAGAGTATTTACCGAAGAACGCATCTTTCATTCTAACTGTAGTTCCATCCTGAGCCATAGTTATGTACTGAGAGCCATCTGTAGGTGCTACTGTATTTATTACAGTATCATAAATCTTCCTTCCAACCTTTACATTTGAATCAGCATAAGTTATTGTCTCGTCCGTTTCATGTTCGGTTATGTAAATAGGCCACGTTGATAATGTACTGGAAGATGCACAATATCTTATCTTACCATTGATATTTACGTAACCTTCAGTAATTCCACCGGACACCAACTGGCATCCGCTTATTATAAAGTTTCCACATCCTGAAAACATATTTGAAAATGCTAGAGATAAATTTTGCAAGTTCAAAATATCTTCTATGTATACGTATCTTCCTCCAGTTTGTGCTGCAAATTCTTTCATATCAATTAAATGTTATAATATATTTTTTCCCAGCCAACTTGTATCTATCAACAAAATAGGCTATTTTTATCTTCAAAT